CCGGCCAAGGCGCAACTGAGCAAGTTGCTTGCAGAGAAGGAACAAAAAAAAGAGGCAAATCCTGAATTTGATTTTGCGCAAGAATAAATGAAAAAAGCCCTCACATAAGGGCTTTTTAATTATTTGGGGCCACCAACGGTGGTAACAATTATATCCGGTTTTATTTTTTTCATCGTATATTTATTTTCTGCCGAGTGATCCTCTACACGACACACGTACTCTTCCACACTGTCAACATAGCGTTCGTGATTGTGGTTAATTGTGCTTTGCGTTCGCATTAAACCGTTTGTAAATGGCGTACAGAAGCCCTGTAATGCTTCCACTACCATGCCGGGTATGTCTAAGTACTTAAGCATTCGTTGCCGGATTTCTTCCGGAGTGTATTCGGCTGTTTCGCTGTGCCACTCCGTTACAATGTGCAGTTTAATGGTAAGGTCGGCATCCTGTACCTGCTGTCCCATGGTACGCCACTGTATCGGCATAAACTCAAAAAATACTGCGGGGGTTGCAAATGGAGTTTCCTGTTCAATAAATTCAACGTTTTGATTCCAAAGGTCGAAATGCTTGAAAAATGGCTCTTCGGTTTCGGGGTCAATAATTGATTTTAATTTTTGCTCATAGGCTAAATAAAGTTGTGCTAACATGATAATAGTGGTTAATGATTGATGTTATTTGCTAAATATTTCTTTGAGTTTGATTTCTAATTTTTCGATAATGATTTTATTGAGCTCCGGGTCATTGCCCATAAATTGGCGTTTGGGCATGATAAAGCCCTTTCCTCTACCTGCCCTCAATCCCTCATTGTGAACGCGTCCGTATGGTTCTTTGCTGCTGAAAGCCGATGGGTTTGTCCAGATAATAACAGTACCGAGCGCGGCTCCTTTTATTTCTATTGACCGTCCCAAGTCGCCACTTTCTCCGGTAAGTATTTTTCGTGTTCTTGCCGCTCCTTTGGTGGGGTTTGGTATTTCTTTCCCATTGCGTTGCCATGTGGATTCCCTGCGCTTTACCTCCTTCCACTTGACTCTACCCCACGCCTCGTTTTGAAAATTCTTTTTAAAGAAACGCACTGCTTCATTTCCTGCAATAACCGGAGCGTATTTGTCAAAGAACTCTTTGTATTCTTCGGTGAGGCGTTTAATGTTTTGGTTAAATTCTCCCGGGCTCATATTCACTAATTCAATATTACCCAGTCCTCAGAAAGCATATCGGTTTGAGACGCAAGCCAGCCTGTAAGAATTTTTTTGTCAGCAGTCCACATTCTTATGGATCCCAATGCCTCAAAGGTATCTCCTTCAATTTCGTTAATAACCGATAATAGGGCCGGATCCTTGACGTACGATTTTGGAATTGACCCGGCAGGGAGCAGGAATAAAAACATTCCCTTGCCGTTCCATCCGGTTCTTGCTACTTTTTTACCTTGTTTTAATGCTTCGAGAGCATTTCCAAAAGTCATTTTTGTTGTTTCTTTTTGCATTTTGTTTGTTGTTTAAAAATTTATACTATTTTTGCCGCACATTGGGTGTACCGGTAACGGAGCCCAGCGTGCTGCCACTCTTTTGAGTGGTTTCTTTATTTGTATTCGTGTATTACCCCATCAACTATGTATAATATTTTTTTGAATCGGTACTGCGTTTGCCCATTATATTTTTTTACACCATCTCTTAATCTTTCATGAGAGTAAATCCCCTTTTCAGGAAAATATATTATAGCCACGTTAGCACGCTTCCCTTTTGCGTGATTTAGTATTGACTTGATATTGTTTTTCCCTGTTCCAAGAGATGTTCCTATTTCAAAAGGTTCATTGTTCCATAATCCATCATTGTGTTTCATTCCAATGGTACTGCTCTTTTCGGATTCAAATATTACAGTGTTCCCATTTGCAAAGCCAATCTTTTGTACATCTTTTTCGTGTCGCCCTCTATTAGGGTCAAAGCTGTGTTCTTTATGTGTAGCCATTAGCCCACCGTTATCCCAAGAGAATTTTACATTGTTATAATTAGTGTTCTTAGCATATTGGATATATTCCTTGTGGTTATTTTCTATTGGTTCAAAGAAACTGCTCACATCTTCTTTCCCGTTTTGGGAAACTTTAAAATAGCTCGCTCTATCCGTAAAAATCTCACCTGTTTGTGCCGGATTTCCTTCCAGCCCTGCCTGTGATTTGTGGTTGTACGTTCCGCCGGTTACCGGCTCGTCTGTTTCTTCCCAGTCGCATTTACATCTCCACAGGTTGCCGGGTTGATTCTCGTTCCAAAAGGGGTCAATTTTTGCCCACACTTTATTCCAAAATACCTTATGCTCCTCTCTGGGGTCTGCCGATCGCGATGGCAGCCACTTTATATTTGGGTAAAGTTCATTACTCACAGGATCGGCGTTAAAGTCAATCCATTGCTTGGCTGTTCGTGCGCGGGCAATGGCTGTGTTATATTCTGCCACCTGATAGCGGTTAAAAGCATCAAGCACAGTTTTTGCATGTTTACGGTAGGTTTCATCCGAACGGATAACACCGTTCTCATCTGCCAGCTGCCGTTGTATTAGCTGAGTGGCACGGTAGGCTTTGTAGGCTGCAAAGCGGCTCACGTTTGCCTGTAGCTGCTGCTGCAGGTCAAAGTATTTGTCGCCGAATTTGTCGCTGTTCATCACGCCGGCAATACCCTTGCGCAGGTTGTTTGAATAGGCTTTGTATAATTCCGGATGCAGGGTGGCGCTCCCGGTTTTCAAGTCTTCAATTACTAATTTTTCAAGTTGGCGGAGTATAAGGTTGTAAATTATGGGGAATGCGCGGAGCGCCCCTATAAATTCGTCAGGGCTACGACCAAAATAGAGCGTGTCAAGGTCTATTGATTCGGGAGCGGCTTGGCGCTCCCGCCTACGAAAAAATTCCAGAAGCGCTGCAGTAAATTATTTTTTACGGTTTTTTTTGGCTGTCCCTGAGTGTCAAGTGCGGAAAATGTTAATATATCATCACTACTGATGCTGTTTCCAATTCCAAAAGGCATAAGTCCTGCCATTTTTTCAAGGCGCATTTCCTCCTTTAGATCGTCATAATTTACCGGCTTCGGAATGTCAAATTCCTCGTAAAAAAAATCGTCTGCCACCGGTACTTTTTCGGCAACACCGCGCACTACTTCCCATTTCTTTTTTAAGGATTCCCAATCCTTATCCGGTGTTTCAAACCATATATTGCCGCCAGCTACGTTAAATCCAAACCGTTTGAGAATTGCACGGAACTGTGTGTTTAATATAGATAAGATAAACTGTTCATCAGATAGCTTTTTATTTTCTTCTTCCTTTTGGTGCACTTCGCCCAGCGCACGGGCGCCTGTGTTGCCCTGTTCTGTTGTCAGCGTATTTCCCAGTACAGTTTTGGCAATAGCAGCATCGCACACTTGTATAAACCTGTCGTACACATCTACGCTGCTTGTACTCCCACCGGTATCGTGCAATTTCACTTCTACACTTTTGGGGTGTATAAAGCTCATCCCTGCACCCCATTCATTGAGCATTTGTTCCACTTTCTGGCGCGTGTCGTCATCAAAAGCATCATACATGGCTTCGCGGAACGGCATACCAAACATTTCGGAGAACTGCGACCAGTCCCCTATTGCCCCACGCTTGTAAATAATAAAAGGTGCAACTTTTAAAAACAGCCCTTTGTCTTTAGGCTTTCCCGCCCATATCATATAGTTTGCAAGCGGTGGGTTTTTGTACAGCCAATCCAGTGTGGCAATGTAATTTCTAATGCTTACACATTCAAAATTCCTTTCAGGGTGCACGTGGTTCCGCGGAATCAGGTCAAAATTAATATGATAATACTCCTCATTCTCGTCATACTCTATATTGTTAACCTGAATAAGCGTATATCCATAACCTATTGTATTGTGCAGTTCCTCAAGCATATTTCTCATGTCCGGTGAATTGAGGATGGCTGTTATTTGCTCGTCTTCTACGCCATCGCGCACGAAAGTAAGCCGGCGATTGAGGATGCTGTCGCGGCGTTTACCCCATACTGCTTCCAATTGCCCATCAATAAGCATATCATCGTAAAGCTCATATAACTTTACACGTGTAGGGTTCATTTCATCTTCAAACGCCCGCTGTGCCACCTTCCACATATCAATCGTTTTTGTGGAGTGCGACACGGGCATTTCCTTAATTAGCGTAATGATGCCGTTGGGCTTTTTTTCTTTTTTTTCCATATTAAATGTGGTGATTACGTTTGGGGTTTGCAGTGGAATAAGATACATAGTTGCTTGACACCGTTCCGTCAGCTGATCCTTTTAATCGTTGCAAGCCGGTGATGTTTGCCTT